AACCGCTGGCATTGAATGTTGTAACAACTGCGTATTTCATTTGGGTATCCATATTGTATTACTCTTACTTTTGACAGGGGCTGACTCATATGGGCCGCACAAATCATTAAGCCACTGTCTATGTTGATCCTGTTGACCGTTGTCCTCAATCAATAACCAAGGTCTATTGCGTTTTATAGTATCGCGACTTCCGTCTAACACCGCATTTTCAAATCCTTCAACATCAATCTTGATCCAATCAACTGATTCAAAGTTAAATCGATCCAGTGTGGTTAACTCTCCAGTGTGCTGTTCAAACTCTGGATTGGGCACGAACTCTGCCACTTGTTTGGTGTGTCCACACTTGAGAGTTTGAAATTCAAACGTTGCTGTTTGATCTCTGTCGCTGAGACCCAAGTTATGCAATTCTACATTGCTGTAATTTTCTAAATTTTTTTGTAAGACTTCAAAGTTTTTAAGCACTGGTTCAAAACATATCACATGTTCGAAACGTTCGGCACTGGGTCTAGCAAATATACCAATGTTGGCACCGATGTCAATCATGGTACGTTTGCGAGGAATATTGTTGTACACATACCAACGATAACGATTTTGATAATGTACATCCACTACCTCTTGCAGTCGTTCACTAAAAAATCCATTTGGTGGCTCAGAAGAATACCAGAGAGAGTTTATTTTATACATATATAACTATTTAATCCAATGAAAATCAGTCTGTTTAATAATTTTGGTGCTAAAAACTCAGTGCCAATTTTTCAAGCCATTGCTCAAGGACTTGTGTCCCAAGGACACACGGTGGTTTATCACGACCTCACAGCCGATGTAGCTGTGATATGGAGTATGCTGTGGACCGGGCGTATGCGTCCCAATCAAGAAGTTTACGAAGCATTCCGTGGCCAAGGCAAGACTGTAATTGTTGCCGAAGTTGGCATGATACAACGCGGGCAAACTTGGAAGATTGGTGTTAATGGCACCAGTGTTGGCAGTTACAACTTTGACAATCTCTTTCCAAATCGTGCAGCTACCCTTGGACTGAGTCTGAAACCTTGGCGTTCGGGTGCAAACATTGTGATTGCCATGCAACGTCACGACAGTCAGCAATGGGCAGGATTACCCAGTGTAAATGTATGGTTGGCCAATGTTGTAGAAGAAATCAAACAACACAGCAATCGTCCCATTGTGGTTCGTCCACATCCACGCGGTGCTTGTCCGTTGCCTATGGGGTGTTTGATTGACAAACCCCGTATGACCTTTGGCACTTATGACGATTTTGATTTTGATCGAGTGTTAAGTAGTGCTCACTGTGTGCTGAATTGGAACTCAGGACCAGGGCCGCAAGCATTGATGGCAGGCGTGCCAGTGTTTGTTGGTCCAGACAGTTTGGCCAGCACTATTGCCAACTGGGACCTAGCACAAATAGAAAATCCTCCACGTCCTGATCGCAGTGTATGGCTAGAACAACTGGCGCACACTGAGTGGACTGTGGAGGAAATTAGATCGGGATTACCGTTTACACGCTTAGTCTTTTGATGTCAGCATCTACCATGTCACGTATCATGGTTTCAAAGTTGGTGCGTGGCTTCCACCCCAACTGCTCTCTAGCACGGGCACTATCACCACGTAAACTGTAAAGTTCTGCTGGACGTTTGAATCTTGGATCGCTTTTTACTAGATGTTGCCATTCTTGAATGCCCGCATGTTCAAATGCCACACGACACAAGTCACCAATGGTGTGTTGTTCACCTGTGGCAATCACATAGTCACTGGCTTTTTCTTGTTGTAACATCAACCACATGGCTTCCACAAAGTCACCGGCAAATCCCCAATCTCTAGCACTGTCTAAGTTGCCCAAGGTGACATCATCGGCTAGACCCAGTTTGATACGTGCTACTGCGTCTGTGATCTTGCGTGTGACAAATTCACGACCACGCAAGGGCGATTCATGATTGAACAAGATACCTGAACAAGCATATAGGCTATAACTCTCACGGAAGTTAATGGTCATCCAGTGTGAGTACAACTTGCTCACACCATACGGTGAGCGTGGGCGGAACGGTGTTGTTTCACCTTGCAGTCCGGGCTCAGTGGCATTGCCAAACATTTCGCTGGTGCTGGCTTGATAAAAGCGGGCATTGGGATTGTGTTGGCGTATTGAGTTCAGCAGGTTCAACGGGCCCATACAGTTTACTTCTGTAGTGAGTTTGTTCAGTTCCCAACTGATGCCAACAAAACTTTGAGCCGCCAAGTTGTACACTTCTTGCGGCTTGATGCTTTGCATGATGTGATTCATGTTGTTCTCATCAGTGATGTCACCTGTGATGAGTTCAATGTCGTTTTCAATACCCAACCATTTGATATTATCCAGATTGGGATTTGAATAGCGTTTGACTAGACCATAAACATGGTAGCCTTTTTCGATCAAGTATTTGGCAAGATACGGGCCATCCTGACCGGTCATGCCTGTAACAAAAGCAGTTTTCTTCATGCTATTATGTATCACACACAACAGGTCACACTTGAATATCTTCCATGCCAGCAGTTCTTAGTCGAACTACGTGTCCCATTTGCCACTGTTTGGTATCCAGCCCTTTGAGTATGCCCAACCAACGATTACGTAAGTATGCTACTTCGTTTATGAGAGTTTCGTAATCAATCACTTCATCTTCGCCGTCCACGTACTTTTCAGCGTCTCTTGAGGTCAGCGCACGGGCATAGGCTTCTAGATATTTTTGAAAGTGCTTTCTACGTATTTTACGCAGTTGAATGTTGAGATAGTTCAGCACTGCTTCAATCTCTTGCAGTTGATTGAAACGATGCTCGGTAATACCAGGCAAGGCTGTGATGTTCTTTTCAACTATGCCGTAGATCTTGCAATCTTTTTTGGCATCTTCAAGTTCACGCTCGTAGTGACTGATAAAATCAGGCAATGCATCTAAACTGGCAACTATGCGACTATACCACATTTTGAATTTCGTTTTCTATAAAGTATTGAGCAATATCTGGGAATAATTTTTTCCAATCAGTATTGCGTCGTTGATCTATCATGTCTAGTGTAGCACAAAGTTTGGATAGTCGCAACGGGTCTGATTTTTCTGCATTGACCATCAAACATATACCTTCCAATCGTTTGCGTGTTTCAATATCCCACTCTGTTGCAATTGGATAATGCTCCAACAGCGCATCTAATTTATCTTTGAAGAAGCCGGCTCCAAATATGTTGGGATGATATATCTCTTCATATCCACTGTCAACCACATGATATGCCTGTGTAATTTTTGGATTTTGGATTTTGTATTCTGCTATGCGTTGTTGAAACTCAAGTGCAGTACCGATACTCAACGAAGTAAGCACTTGATGCACCGAGATTGACAACCATTTGTGTTGTATCAAGTATTCAAAATTTTCTTGCCAGCGAGCAAGATCCAAACCATCTCTAATAAATTCTGCTTGTGGTCCCCAACAATCTAAACTAGCGTCAATGTGTACTCGTTTAATTTTTTTATTGACTATTAGATTTTTACAAGTTTCAACAAAGCGTTTCACTGTATCTGGATTGGCATTCAAGTTTGTATTAACTGAAATAGTTAAATTTTGATTTTGTTTAGTATCAATAAATTCTAGTATGCTCCACATTTCCTTTTGTAGGAACGGTTCACCGCCTAGAATGCTTATTCGATCAAGGTGTTGATAGTTTTGATTTAACCAGGTTAACCATGCAGTAAAATATTGATCTCGGTTGGACACTTGTGTTATTGGTACAATACCAATAGGATAAGGCCCGTATTTTTTAAGTTCTTCGTTGATCCTTGAACTGAACCCTGGTAAACAATACACACATGCAAGGTCGCAGGTATTGGTCAAATAAAGTTCAACAATGCGAGGTGTTACCTTTTGATCACCTAGCGGATCAAAGTCCACAGGAGTAAGACCAGGAATATCATTATGATACAGCCGATCACTTATGCCACCTTGCTTTTCAACATTTTCGCAGTACTCACAACCACGACCCGGCCATTCGCCGGCAAGCATTTTTTTTCTGTCGTCAAGTACTTCCGGGGTATTATGAAAATCGTCAAACTTGTCTAAAGACACTGCCACAGGATTTACTCTGTGACAGCTACTTGACGTTGCATTATACAATCTGAATGTGTTCCATCCCCACTTGTACACACATGCTGTGTCGTTACGAATGGGGAACACTTGATTGGTCATTAGTTTTCCCAGTCTTCGTCTTCTTCTTCCTCTTCGTACTCATCTTCGTCTTCGTCCTCTGCCGCATAGTCCTTGTCGTTGTCAAGGTATGAGGTCAAAGCACGTTTGATGTCACTATCACCTTTGAAAGCGTCCCGGATATCTTCTACATCACTATCATTGTCCATTAAGATTTGTACCACAGTTTCGGCAGCCTCGGCACGATCCACTGTGTTTACAAAACGCTTGAGTTCTCCCCAAATTTCACTTGCTATTGCTTCACTCATCTGCTGTTTCCTCCTGCGTACTTACCTCTGCTTTCTGATTTGCAAAATCTGCCATGACCTTGTCCAAGCAACCGTCATCGTTCTTTTCCCATGCTTTGCGGAACTTCTTGATAACTTCACCATCGCTAGTAGTAAACACTAAACTGTTGCCTTCACGCTTGAGCATTTCTTTCTTTTCAATCAAGTCCACCAAGCCTGAGTATGGGCTCATACCTGTTGTGTAAGGAATCTTGACCTGCACACCTTCAAAGGGTTTG